TAAAGCGAGGGAACGCTACAGCTTCGGTTTTAGTGATCCATTAGGTATTTTTGGTTCTGCAGGTTCTTCCTGATAAATCAGTAACTTAGCTTTAATTAAGGGCTCCTTCGGGAGCCTTTTTTATGTCCAAAAATAAAACTTGTCTAGCCTAGACAAATAGGGTATATTAGCTTTCGTAAACTTAATAACGGAGATACCCTGTGAATAATGTAATATATAGAATACGTAACGTAGTAAACAATAAGTTTTACGTAGGGAGTACTATAAACACTGCGGATAGATTTAAGGCCCATAGAAGGCGCCTACGAGCAGGAAACCACCAAAGCCCCCATATGCAAGCAGCTTGGAATAAATACGGAGAAGATTGTTTTAAATTTGAAGTTTTAATGCACATCGAAGACGTTAATGAGCTGCTTAGCGTAGAGCAGGTCTGGTTGGATGAACATGCGGGAAAACCATACTGTTATAATTGGGCTACTGATGCAAGTGCACCTATGCGAGGTAAAACACATACGGTAGAAACATTAGGTAAAATAGCACAAAATAGAACCCCACCAAAAGGGGTTGACCACTATGGATACGGTTTAACTCGTTCTGCGGAAACAAAAGCTAAAATATCAGAGAAGTGCAAAGGTTTGGTAAACCCAATGAAAGGCAAGACCCATTCTGAACAAAGCAAGGCTAATATGTCAGCTGCTGTTAAACGAGGGGAAGAATCACACTTCTATGGAAAACGCCCAACAAATGCTGATGACTTACAAAAAGAGATATATGCAGTGTTGCCTGATAGAACTACCCAGACTTTTGTAAGCTTGACACACATGCGGGATACTTTAGGGGTGAGTATAGCGGCTATCATACGAGCATGTAAATCAGGCAACCCTATAAAATTTGGGGTATTAGCAGGTTGGGTACTATCTTATGTAGGTAAAGAAATTAACGAAGCACCTGAAATACCCGAAGAGTACATGAGCTTTCCACGTACTAGACAAGATGCTAAAGACAAGGGTGAAAAACAGTACTACACGGGCGTTCCTTGTGAAAGAGGGCACTTATCCCCCCGTAAAACAAAAGGCACGTGCATAGCCTGTATGAAGGCGGATTATAAGAAAGAGAATGACAGAAGGAAAGCCAACAAATTAATTGACACCACCCCAAAATAAATGCTATAAGAACTGTAAATCTGGGGATTAATTTAACTGCCTACTCGACTGCCCTAGCAGATTCGCACACAACGATAGGCAAACGTGCACTAAGGAATTAAATATGGCATTCTCAACTTTTACTGGTCCAGTTCGTTCAGGCACTGTTAAAAATACTACTGGTACTACTCTAGGTACTATCGACAACACAGGTCTTGTTGTTTTAAGTCAATCTGCGGCTCTAGGCTTAGCTACTACTACTCCTTTTGTGATACCAGCTGGTGCACAAATCATGGACATTTATATTGACGTTACTACTACTTTTACTGGTGGTTCTACTCTTGCTGTAGGTGATGGTACAACTGCTGACAAGTACGTTACTGCTATTACTACTGCAGCTGCAGGTCGTCAAGCTCTTACTTTTTCAGGCGCTCAATTAACTGCTATGTATAACATCGGTACTTCTGATGTACAAGTAACTGTGACTATGGCGGGTACTACTGCTGTTGCAGGTGCTGGTTATATCACTGTTGAATATATCCAAAAAACATCTACTGGTACTGAAGTTCCTGCTTCTGCCTAATTAATCTGATGGGGGTGAAAGCCCCTTTCTTTACATATATAAGAGGTTAATTATGGCTAATATAGGCGTTATCAGGTCAATCACTCAAGTCGGAACATATGAACCTTTTGAGCTTCAAGTTGCTCGCGGTCAAATTACGGGTCATGAAGTAGTAAACATTTTTGGGTATGCGTCAGCAGTTAGCACATCCTTTGTATCAGTTTGGGAAAATAATGCGGCATATGTGTTTCCAACTGTGGCATCTACTATGGTTGTTTCAAGTAGTTCTGCCTCTGATACTGCAGTATCTGTTCAAATCTTTGGATTAGACGTAAACTATAATCGAATCACAGAAGTAGTAGCCTTAAACGGTACAAGCAATGTAACTACAACAAATACCTATTTTCGTATTAACAATGTAATAACTACTGTAGGCGCCGCAGTTGGAACTATAACTGTTAAAAATGCAGGTGGTACAACGTATGCACAAATTGCAATTGGTAGTGGTAAGACTAATATGTCGGTCTATACAGTACCAGCAGGATATACAGCATATCTAACTCAGTTTGATGCATTCTCATCTACATCAGTAACTTCTGGCGTATTTGCAACTTTCAGAGGACTGCTTACAAGTTCTACAAACATTAGTAATGTTGTAATACAGGCTCCATTTTTAAATACTTATGCAGTAACAAGACCATACCCAACTCCAGTTTTGGAAAAAATAGACATACAGTTACAATGTAAATCTAGTGGCGCAGGATTAGGTATTGGTACGCTTGCAATCGGTGTTTTGATTAAAAACGCATTTACAGATTAAATAGGTGGCTAAGATATGGAGCATCGTAGAGAAGATGACCCAGCTATGCAAACAGTGAGAGAGCTTGCTACGCATAGTGCAGATATAAGGCACCTTCAAACTGACATGGATAAAATGACTAAAGACATGGAAGAAATAAAAGATGCTATTAGAGAGATAAGTAAAACCTTATCAGAAGCAAAAGGTGGTTGGAAACTGCTATTAGTAGTCGGTGGTATAGGTGCATCTGTAGCTACATTTGTTACTTGGGCTATTGATATGGTTAAACACTAATGGCTGCTAAAAAAGCTCCAGTCTTATCAGTTGGTAGGGGTGAGAAATTACCCGTATCTAAAGGCGCTGGTTTAACAGCTAAAGGTAGGGCTAAGTATAATGCAGCTACAGGCTCTAATCTAAAGGCTCCTCAACCAGAAGGGGGTCCAAGAAAGAAATCATTTTGTGCTAGATTCTCAGGTATGAAGGGTCCTATGAAGGACGAAAGTGGCAACCCAACACGTAAGGCCGCAGCATTAAAAAGGTGGAATTGTGGTAGTAAATAGATTAGAGGGTAGGTACTAATATGACACGCCCTTCACGTGGTATTTCCGATATTCAAGAAAAAGCTAGAGGCAGAACTGATATGACTAAGTTAAAAGCGGGCATGGCCCCACTAAAGAAAAAAGATGTTATTAAAGCTAAAGTAACTAAACGTGCACCAACTCCAGACTTAGCCCAATTAGGCGCTATGAGGGGAATGGCTCCAGCGGGTATGAAAACAGGTGGCAAGTGCCATGCTGCTGGTGGTATCGCTTCTGAAATGCCTAAAGCTAACTCTATGGGTAGAATGAACTTCAAAGAAGGCGGCTCTGCTTGTAAAGGTTATGCTAAAGGTGGTTCTATTGACGGGATTGCTAAAAAAGGCAAAACTCGTGGGAAGATAATCTAATGGCTGAGAAAAAAGATAACGACACAGTAGCATCTGATACTGTAAATGCTTATAGAGCTCAACAAGCAAAGGCAAAAACCCCAGCTAAAGCTAAAACTACCTATGATGATAACAAAGAATCTGTAGACAACGATATGTTGGCAGGTGAAATGGCTCATCCATCAGGTAAAAAAGCTGGGGGTTCTTGTAAAGGCTACGCTAAAGGCGGCTCTGCTTCTTCTCGTGGGGATGGTTGTGCTACTAAAGGCCATACTAGAGGAGCAATGCGTTAATGTCTGGGGGCGGTCATAATGGCGGTAGTGGGGAGCCTATTCCTCAAAGCTTAGATGCTGTAAGAAAAGCGGGTCTTCCTGTAGGTAGTGGAGGCTCGACTGTAAGTGGTGGTGGAGCAGCCCCTATTCAAAACTTAGATGCTGTAAGAGCAGCGGGCTTACCTACTGTTACTGCTACTGCCCCTACTGATTTTTTAAGTATATTAAAGGCTCTACAAGCTAAACAAACAAGCCCAACAACGTCAGCAGTAGAGGGAGCGGGGTTACCTACTGATGGGGCAGCACCTGCTACGGGTTATGCAGACGGGGGTATTGTTGGTCAAGGGTTTGGAGGTCCACAGTCTTCACCGTTAGGGCAAATGAATCCTGTTCCACAGTTTAATACTCAGAGCTCATATAACAACTACGCCTCTCCTAGCCAAGGACTGATGGATTACCCACAGCAAGGGCAACCTAACCAACCGAACACTCTACCACCAGTACAAAACGCACCTAGCCCTGATATGGGTGGTATGTCTCCAAGTAATAACATGGGGTACGATAATAGTGGTAGTGATGCAGGTATAGGTGGACAACCAGTAAACCAAATGCAAACACCTCTACAAGGACAGCCTCCAAGTATGTCACAATACATGTCCCCACAAGGTTTACAAATTCAGGGCAACCCAACTTCGATGCCCGTACAACGACAACAACAAAGGTAGCCATCTATGAGCACTTCCGGCCTTACTACATTTAATCCAGATATAGCTGAGATAATGGAAGAAGCCTACGAACGTGTAGGTGTAGAAATCCGCACAGGTTATCAGTTTAGAACAGCTAGAAGGTCTTTAAATTACTTGTTGGCTTCTTGGGCTAATAAAGGTCTTAATCTATGGACTATTGAACAAGGTGAAGTTCCTCTGTTAGTAGGGGTAGGTACTTATGATTTGCCTGATGATACTATTGATTTAATAGAGACTGTAATACGTCAGAACCCCGGTAGTACTTCTAACCAAGTTGACCTTCAAATAGCTCGTATAAGTGTCTCTACATACGCAACAATACCAAACAAGTTAGTTCAAGGACGTCCTATACAGATTTTTGTAGATAGACAGTCTCCTACACCTACAGCTAAGATATGGCCTCTACCTAGTCAGACTGGGTACACATTGGTCTATTGGCGCTTACGTAGAATGCAAGACGCAGGACAAGGCGGCGTGAATACGCTTGATATTCCTTTTAGATTCTTAGAAGCTATGACTGCTGGGCTGGCTTATAACTTAGCCCTTAAAACACCTGAAGCAGAAAGTAAAATCCCTATGCTTAAACAACTCTATGAAGAGGCTTTTGAACTGGCGGCTGATGAAGATCGTCAACGAGTGTCTTTTAGATTTGTACCCAACATAGGCAGTGTAGGCGGCGGAGGCTGGTAAGTGGGTACTAAATTTGCTGGAGAAAAGATAGCCCATGCGTTCTGCGATAGGTGCAGTTTTAGGT